CTTCGTAATGCTGCAAAAGGTGAAATTTTCTTAGATGTAAAAAGTCCAAAATTATTTAAGAAGGTTCGTAAATATTATGAATCTAATGGAGTAATTTTTTCTGGTGATCCACTTGATGATTATGAAATCATGATGGACTGCCTTTATTCTGATCTAAAAATTTCTGTTGAGGTTGCCTGATGAATGTTGTGAAAAAGCCAACCGTTCTTCTTGAACGGTCTCCTTATCGTTATATCCAAGTTGGCACTTTGGAAATCAATGGTAAACCAGATTGTCGTATTCAAAAAGCAGATTCATATACCGGTCGTTATCGTGATATGTATCTCTGTGATAATGAATTGCAACTGATGACTGCTATGGAGGATTATGAATACACTTGTTGGTTAGATCCAGATGGTGTTTCTTGTTATGTTAGAGACTCGGTATCGTCTGAAAACTAGACCTGGTGGAGTCATTATGACCCTCTTATGAGTTTACGGCATCTCTCAAATGCCGTTGGTGCGGGTGGGTTACTACCGTCCAGTTTCTTGCTCCTGGTCAAAGAGTAAGTGGCGTGCATGGCAAGACCTGAAGGGATGGTTGCATAAACCGTCCTTTTTTGTATAATAGTAAAAAGGAAAAAGTTTTATTAGATGTGATAAGTATGAATGATATTTCTGTATTTGGATCTACTGGATATATTGGAAATACTTTTTGCGAAAAGTATCCAGATAAAATAACAAGAATTGATAGGAATAGTAAAGATTTTGATACCAATCAATCTCTTTACTTTATTAGTACAACAACGAATCAAAATGTATTTAAAGATATACACATTGATATTGATACAAATTTAAATCTTTTTGTTGATATTTTATCTAAATGTAAAGATAGAGATATCATTTTTAATTTTATCAGTTCCGGATTTGTTTATGGCAATGATATTATTGACTATAAAGAATGGCATAGTTGTAATCCAACAGGATTTTATTCTATTACAAAACGAACTGCTGAACAACTTTTAATTTCATACTGCAAGACTTTTGGAATTAAATATAGAATTCTGAGAATTGGTAATGTGTATGGTTTTGATAAGACAGTTACGCCAGGAAAGAATGTTCTTGGGTACATGATTAGTCTTCTTAAGAATAACGAACCAATCAAGTTGTTTGATGGAGGAGATTATCTGAAAGATTATATGTCAGTCAATGATGTCTGTAGGGCTATTGATCTGGTTATTGAAAAGGGAGAAGTAAATGAAATCTATAATATTGCTTCTGGAACTTCGCAGTCTTTTAGGTCTATCATCACAACTGCTAGAGATATTCTTGGAAGTAAAAGTGAACTCATTGATGTTTCAATGCCTGAGAACCAAAAATATATTCAGGTCAAGAATATGACATTAAATATTGAAAAATTAAAGGATCTTGGATTTTTTTGTGAAATGAATCTTCTTGAAGGGTTACATAAATTATGTGATTTGTATTGACTTTTTATTTTGATTTTGATAGTATATATAATAGGAGTCTCATTGTTTTATGTCTGAATATACAAAGACAGCACTCGTACTTGGTGCTGGTGGATTTATTGGAAGTCATATGGTTAAACGACTTCGTTCTGAGGGGTATTGGGTTCGTGGAGTAGATCTTAAACAACCTGAGTATTGTGCATCTCATGCAAATGAGTTCGTTGTTGGTGATCTGAGAAATACACGTTTTGTTGCTCGATGTATTCGTTATGCTGGAGAAACCGGAAACTTTTATGTCAGTATCGTAGATAAATTTCTGGAACCCTTTGATGAAATCTATCAGTTTGCTGCTGACATGGGTGGTGCAGGTTTCGTTTTCACCGGAGAGAACGATGCAGATATCATGCACAACTCTGTGTCCATCAATCTAAACGTTCTTGAAGAGCAACGTAAATGGAATGAAATTACAGAACTGAATAAGACAAAGATCTTCTACTCTGGATCAGCATGTATGTATCCAGAACATAATCAACTCGACCCTGATAACCCTGATTGTCGTGAAGAATCAGCATACCCCGCAAACCCAGACTCTGAGTATGGATGGGAGAAACTCTTCTCTGAGCGTCTCTACTTTGCTTACAATCGTAACCATGGCATCCCTGTTCGGGTTGCTAGGTATCATAATATCTTCGGACCTGAAGGAACCTGGGACGGTGGCAGAGAGAAAGCACCAGCTGCAATCTGTCGCAAGGTTGCTTACCTCCCGGAGTCAGGTGGATCTATCGAGGTGTGGGGAGATGGGTTACAAACTCGTTCCTTCCTGTTCATTGATGAATGCATTGAAGCAACTAGACGATTGATGGATAGTGACTTTATGGGACCAGTTAATATTGGTTCTGAGGAGATGGTGACTATCAATCAACTTGTAGATACTGCTGCCCGTGTTGCAGATAAAGAAGTTCAGAAGATTCATATCGATGGTCCTCTTGGTGTTCGTGGACGTAACTCTAACAATGATCTCATCCGTGAGAAACTTGGTTGGGATTACTCTCAGACTCTAGAAGAGGGTATTCACAAAACATATAAATGGATTCAAACACAATTAAAAAATAAAGGTTGATTTGATATGGGAATTTCAATTAGTAAAATCCACGAAATGGTAGGTAACCGTGAAAATTTGGTTATCTTCGAAGTCGGTTGTGCAGATGGAACTGATACAAAGGAGTTTCTTAGGCAGTTTGGTTCTAATTTAAAACTTTACAGTTTTGATCCTGATCCTACTAATATTAAAGCCATGTCTGCTGATAATGGTAAGGATGTTAAAGGTGTTGGGAATACTCAACTTAGAACAGATAATCGTCACACTTTTACTCCTTGTGCAATTGCAGCACAAGATGGTGTAACTACATTTACACGATCAAGAAATACCAATGCACCTGATGGTGGTGTAGATTTTGGTAGATATTCTGGATCTATTCTTGAACCCAAAACTATTATTAGTGGTGGTCCTCGTGGTAATAGGTGGCCATTCATTAAATATGATGAAAAGATTACTGTAGATACTCGTAGTCTTGACTCTTTATGTGAGGAACATGGTATTGATCACATTGACTTTTTATGGATGGATGTTCAAGGTGCAGAGAAAGAAGTGTTTCTTGGTGCAAAGAACATGATTGGTAAGATTAGTTACATTTATACTGAGTATCATGAAGAGGAAATGTATGAAGGTGCAACCAACCTTCAAACTGTGAGTGATCTTCTTCCTGGATATGAATTAGCACAGAATTGGCCATACACTGATGTGATGGGTGGTGACGCATTGTTTAAACTGAGAGACTGACATGAAGGTATTTGACGTATTTCTTTTTGGTTATGAGTTAGATCTATTGGAGATTAGGATGAATCTCCTTGATCCTTATGTTGATTATTTTGTATTCAGTGAAGGTGGCAAAACCTTCTCTGGTGAGAATAAAGAATTTGTTTTTAAGAAAACAGACAAGAGATTTAAAAAGTTTAAAGATAAGATCATCTATACGAAGATCAAAGAACCGACTCAAGAAGAACTTCAGGCAAAAGGTCTTGAATACAATGTCAAGAGAGAGTCCTTCATGAGAGACACATACTATAAAGATAGTATATTGAAAGTTCTAAAAGAACATTGTACCGATGAGGATGTAATCATTTGGAGTGATTTGGATGAAGTTCCAAATCCTGAAGTTATTGAAAATATTCAAGACTTCTATAAACCTGGTACGGTCTATAATTTTGCACAAGATAACTATCAAGCTGCCTTAAATTGGTTTGAAACTAGTGGTACTATTGTCTCTCAGACTCAAGACTTTTCTTATGGTGAAGAAGGTCCACGTTGGATCGGTACAAAGATGTGTGACTTTGCTACACTGAAGAAGTACACTTTAACTGGTATGAGACGTGAACTACCAAAAGAAAATAATCTCCGTATCTATCCAGGTGGTTGGCATTGGAGTACGGTTGGTAGTGATGAAGAGACTACAATATATGATCGAGTCATGAAGAAAATTAAATCTTCTGCTCATACTGAGTTGAATAATGATAGATTAATTGGTGAGTTGGAACAACGACTTAAGGATGGTAGATCACCACTTGGTCAGGACAATGCATCTTATTGTATTTGTCACTTTGATGAGGATCGATTCCCACAATACCTAATTGACAACCAAGAGAAGTATTCTTATCTAATCAAATGATTGTTACTGAAATCTACAGGGGTTCTGGGCTGGGAAACCAGATCTGGAATCTTGTCGTATCTAGAATCCTTGCACATAGACATGGATACAAATGGGGAGTCATGAAGACCACTCCATTCAAGGCAAGAAAATTTATGCCAGATTTTGATTTTGGTGAAGAAGTAATAGGAGGATCTACACCTAGAGAAGGTCAAACTCCTGCATCTCTTCCTCAAGGGATATCTAATTATATTCGTGAAGAATCTATTCCTCTGCCACAATGTGGTCATGATGGCATTTTCTTTGATTATGATTTGTGGGATAATCTTCCCGACAATTCAAAAATTGATGGATTGTTTCAATGTTTGACATACTTAGATGGTCAAAAAGATAATATCAGAGAATGGTTGAAAACTAATGTTGATGTTCGAGATTACTCTGATGATGATACTTGTGTTATTCACTTTCGAGGTGGTGAGTATTTAATTACTGCATCCTGGTTGGAACCTAAGTTCTATGAGGATGCACGTAATCGTATGTTGGAGTATAATCCCAACATGAAGTTTGTAGTGGTGACTGATGATCCAGAGAATGCAAACAAGTTTATTCCATGGGCAAAGGTTGTAGGTGCTACCACTCTTTCTGAACAGGAAGATATTGAACAAGGAACTGGATTCTTCAAATATAAAGGTGGTAATATTGGGGTTGATTGGTCAATCCTATATAGTGCTAGGAATGTAATTATGTCTGCATCGACATTTTCTTTCTGGCCTGTATGGACAAGTGAAGAAGTAAAGAAAGTAATCGCTCCTAAGTATTGGTTTGACCATAAAACATCTGACGGATGGTGGCGAGGTGATGATATGATTGTACCAACTTGGGACTATATTGATAGAAATGGTAAAGAGTTCTGTGGAACTGAGTGTGAGAAAGAATGGGATATTTACAGATCCAAGAATCCATTGTATACTAGAAATCAAACTGTAGAATAATATGTACCAACTCATTGATAATTTCATCAAAGATGCTAAGGAAATAGACGATAATGTCTTTCCTTTCATGGCAAATAAAGATTGGAAACCAGGTAACAATGTTTACTACTCTGGTCCATATTGGAATGATCTTGAAGCTCAAGAACTTATCTATGCAGTGATGAAAGGTAAGTGGTTGTCTTCTGGTGAAAAGGTAAACAAGTTTGAGAAAGAGTTCTCAGATCACTTTGAGTTTGATCATTCAGTCATGGTGAACTCTGGTTCATCTGCAAACCTGGTGATGATCGCTGCTCTGAAGAAATACTTCGGATGGGAAGATGGTGATGAGGTCATTGTATGTTCTTGTGGTTTTGCAACAACAATTGCACCACTGGTACAGAATGGTCTGAAACCAGTCTTCGTAGATATTAACTGGAATGATCTGAACTGGAATATGGATCAGGTTGAAGAGAAGATTACATTAAAAACTCGTGCAGTTTTTTCTTCTCCTGTTCTTGGTAATCCATATGACATGGATCGACTTGTAGATCTATGTAAGAGTAAGGACATCCATATTATTGCTGATAACTGTGATAGTCTTGGTAGTAAGTACAAAGAAGAATATCTAACCAAACATGCAGTTGCTGCATCATGTTCGTTCTATCCTGCACACCATATCTGCACCATTGAAGGTGGTATGGTATCATCAAATAACAAAGCAATTATTGATCTTGCTCGCAGTTTTGCTTGGTGGGGTCGTGGATGTTATTGTGTAGGTCAACAAAACCTACTCTCTAACGGAGTCTGTGGCCGTCGTTTTGATACTTGGTTAGATGGTTACGAAGACATTGTTGATCATAAGTATGTGTTCTCGCAGATGGGTTACAACTTGAAACCACTTGACATGCAAGGTGCTGTGGGTTCTGTTCAACTACTGAAGTTTTCTGAGATTCACTCACTTCGTAGAAAGAACAAAGAGAAAATTCAAAAGATTATTGAGACTATTCCTGGTTGTCGTGTTGTCAACGAACGTGAAGACAGTGAGACAAGTTGGTTTGGTGTTCCTATCGTATGTGACGACAAGAAATTAAAACATTCTCTTGTTGCTCACCTTGAAAAGAACAAAGTTCAGACTCGTAATTATTTTGCAGGTAATATCCTTCTTCATCCTGGTTATTCAAATCTTGATGATGCAATGAAGTATCCTGAAGCCAATAAGGTTCTTAACGAAGTATTCTTTCTTGGTTGTTCTCCTGTGATTAATGATGATATGATTGATTACATTGGACAAGTAGTAGAGGACTTTAAGAATGCTTGATCTGTCCAGAGTTACATGCTTTGCGATTGACAATACAAATCGAATAGAAGAAACCATCAAGGCACTTCATACTTGTAAAAGTGTTGCAAACTTTGGGGAGGTCAAGTTAGTTACCACCCCTGAGTATGTCACCAAGTACAAAGACGAATTAACCCTTGATGGTATTTTAGTAGAGGAACAAGTCAGACCACTCACCAACATTGATGAATATAATTACTATATTCTATATCACCTTTATAAGCATATTGATACGGAATATGTTCTCCTCATTCAGGATCATGCATTTATACTTAATCCGGATGCTTGGATGGACGAGTTTTATGATTATGATTATATTGGTGCTCCCTGGCCATATCGAGAAAGAGCATATATTACCCCTTTTGGTGAACATCAAAGAGTAGGAAATGGTGGATTCTCTTTCCGATCAAAGAAACTTTTGGAGGTCCCAACACACACATGGATTCCATTCAACGTTGCAGAAACTGCATCAGACTTTTACAAGATGTTCGGTAGCACTAACACAAATGAAGACGGTAATATTACTGTGCATAACAAACACTTATATGAGAAGTGTGGATGTAAGATTGCTCCTATTAAGATTGCAAAGTACTTCTCATATGAGTCTCCAGTCCCTGAGAATCGTGGTATAATTCCATTTGGGTTTCATAATAACCTTCCACCTGGTATAGAAGTGGAGGGTTTTAATTCTCGATAAATATTCCAGATTCATTATTACTATGTCATTTGTTTATAATGCCCCTTCTTTTGTAGAGGTGGATAATGTATTTCCTGAGGGTCCATGTAGAACCGATAATAACACAGCAGCATATACTCTTAATCATGTTACCTTTGCAGAACGTATTGAAGAGTTTGGAGGAGAAGGAGATATTCTAGAGTTCGGTGTCTGTAGTGGTGGTACAATCCTCCCTATTGGACAGAAGAATCCATCCCGTAAAGTCTTTGGTTTCGATCACTTCAAGGGTCTGGAGGTCACACAACAACCTACACCATCCTATGCTGGTTGGTCTGAAGGTGCATTTCGTATTGGTGATCCTTCCTATACTTGGATCCCTAAGACTGTTGAAGATGTGAAGAAAAAATGTTCCGTCTCACCCAACATTAAGATCTTTGTTGAAGATGTTCATGAGATGGTAGAGAAAGAACCATCTGATTTTGGTATTGGTAAGGTCGGTGCAATCCATATTGACCTAGACATTTACGAACCAACTGTCTCAGCATTCAAGTTTATTGATAAGTGTGAGTGGGATCAACTGTACTTCCGATTTGATGACTGGCACGGCCATGAACCTGATTATGATCACCATGAGAGAAAGGCTTTCCGAGAGTGGTTGACCAAACACGGATACAAGTTTGAAATCTATGAAGATGGTATCAGTGCTGGTGTCAAGGTATGGAAATAAAGGTATCTGTAGTCATCCCTTGTTATGAGTATGGTGGTAAGGGTGTCAGATATCTTTCTGATATGTTTCGAACCATCTCACAACAGACACTTAAAGAAGTAGAAGTTATTGTTACAGATCAGAGTGTTGATACAGAGATTGAAGATTTCTGTAATGATAATATCTTCGATCTCAATATCATTTACTTTAGAGATGAAGATCATAGGGGAGATGTTGCAACTAATATGAACATTGGAATGAGCCTTGCTAAAGGTGAGGTTGTTAAAATGATGTTCATGGATGACTACTTTTATACTAAAGATGCATTAGAAAAAACTTACAATGTATTGATGAACTCTGATAAAATGTGGTTAGTTTGTGGAACTAATCATACCAGAGATGATGGCAGAACATTTGATACATTCCTGATGCCAAGATGGAATGAAAATATGTTGAGAGCAAGAGGTAATAACACCATGAGTGGTGTAGCAGTTATCTCTTACAAGAACAAAGACATGGATGTGAAGTGGGATCCTAAGACATCTATGTTATTGGACATTGATTTTTACTATTCATTAAGAACTAAGTACGGTGATTGTTATTATCTCAATGACTGTCTGATGACTCAAAGAGTTAATTCGGATTCTTTGTCATCCAGGATCAGTGATGAAGATGTTCAAAAAGAGTTTGAGTATTGTAGAAAGAAACATGGTATTACATTATGAAACATTATCTATCAGTAGCATCAGTTTTTAAGAATGAGAGTTGGAATCTAAAAGAATGGGTTCTTCACTATAAACATCATGGGGTTGATCACATTTACTTGGTCAATGATTTTAGTGATGATGACTATCTGCCTATATTGCAACCATTTATTGATGAGGGGTTTGTCACTCTGTTTCAGAATGATATAACAGAAAGGTATACTGGTAGACAAACAGATGTAAACAATAAGTTTTTTCTACCCATTTGTGGAGAAACTCAATGGATTGCTCAAGTTGATCTAGATGAGTTTTTATATAGTCCTAAGACATTGGATTTGAAAGAAATTTTGCGAAAGTATGAAGACTATGGTAATGTAGAAACTAATTGGGTATGGTTTAATAGTAACGATCATCTTGAACATCCTGAGGGTGGATTGGTTCAGAACTTTACTAGTCGTGCAGAATTTAAAGATCAAGTTTGGATGACGCATAGGTCTAAATGTGCAGAGTCTGGACAAGAAGAACCTGAGTGGTTTCATCTTTGGGCTCCAAAGCAAATATCTAATACTAAATTTGGTGTTAAATCATTTAACATACACAAGATACCTACTAATGGACGTACAATTAACTTATCATTTGTTGGTAGACCTGATGACCCAGAGATTTTAAATAATCATTATCAGATTCAATCTAGAGAATTTTGGGAAAAGGTAAAAATGACTCGTGGAGCATTAAATAATTGGTATGCTTCTAATGCTAGAGGTTGGCATACTTTCTACTCACTAGATGTGGGAGACATTACGGACACAGTTCTTGCTGAACAAAATAAGGAGATTGTATTATGACTATTGGAATGAACAACTTGGGTAGGAATGGGAGGATTGGCAATCAACTCTTTCAGTATGCTGCTCTAGTAGGTATAGCTAAACAACGTGGATTTGATTTTCTTATTCCGGAAAATCAAGAATTGAGTAAGTGTTTTGAGATGCTTCATTGTGGAAATAGATATGGATACGTTGATGGAGATGAAATTGAACTTCATGATTCTCATGAGTTTTGTTCTGAACTATTCTTTGAGTGTCCTAATCACATCCATCTCAATGGATATTTTCAAAGTGAAAAGTATTTTTCAAATGCAGAGAGACTTTTGAAGTGGGATTTTAGATTTAAATCTGAAATTGTTGAAGAAGTTGAAAGTAAGTACAGTGATATTCTAAGCAAAAATCCTGTATCTATTTGTGTAAGAGAATATAATGATCGTTTTGACTATCCTGGTAGTCATAATAATCATCGTAATCTACCTTGGAAATATTTTGAACGTGCTATTGAAATTTTGGGAAAAGAAAGGCAGTATATTATTTGCTCAAACAATCTAGATCTTTGCAAGAAACAAGAAGTTTTCAGTGGAGATAATTTTCATTTCAATGATGTCACCACTAGAGTTGAAAAATCTTTCTTCGATCTCTGTCTGATGTCCAAGTGCTCAGACTTTATTATATCTAATAGTACGTTTGCTTGGTGGGGTGCTTACTTAAATAAAAATCCTGATAAGAAAGTTATTGCACCAGATACATGGTATGGTCCAGGACTTGCACACATTAGTACAAAAGATCTTTTACCTGAAACTTGGGAGGTCATCAAATCATGAGTATTATGGAAATTGGAATTCATTCTGGATCACCAGGTCTTGCTAATAGAATTAAAAATTATGTCTCTATACTGACCACTTTCAAACAGGCATTAACAACTAAAAGTTCTGATGCCTATATCTTTGATAGTATTGATATTGCAACCGAAGAACAACTTAATGCATATCCTTGTTATGATAATTGGAGACTTTATGTAGAAGAAAGAGAAAAAAAATATCTTGATAAATTCAAGCATATTGATCTTTTGTTTGATAAAACTCCATCTTACTTTATCGAAAAGTATAAGAAGGCTTTTTCATATCTTAAAATTAATAAAGATATTCTTGATTATGTTGATGAATTTACTGAAGATTGGGATGATATGATAGGTCTTCATATTAGATCTTGGTACTGTGATAGGAGAAAATATCATAGTAATCAACTTTTTGAAGACGTTATAGATAGATTAGACCACAATAAAAAAATATTTCTTTGTGGAGATAATGATCAAGTTTTGAATTATTTTGAAAATAAGTATGGTGATAGAATCATTACTCATTCTCAGGAAAGATATACTGATCCGCATTTAGCTGAATCTGGGCATAATTCTTCAATACAAACAAATGTTGATGCTTTTATTGATTTGATGCTTCTATCGAAATGTAATACTATTATTGGAACTTATGCATCAACATTTGCGGAGGTTGCATGGTGGTTGGGGCAGTGTAAATCAAAAGTTATCATACCAGAACCTGTTAATGTAGAAGAGTCTTTTAAGAATAAAATTTTTGAAATCTTATGAAAAAATCAATCGTAACTGGTGGGGCAGGATTTATTGGATCTCATCTTGTAGATAAACTTCTATCTTTAGGTTATGAAGTTATTGTAATTGACAATGAATCCTCTGATGGACATGATGAATATTATTGGAATAAGAATTCTCAAAATCATAAAGTAGATATTTGCAATTTTGCAGATATTGCTCCTTTATTTGTTGGAGTTGATTATGTTTATCATCTTGCTGCAAAAGCAAGTGTTCAGGCATCTGTAGATAATCCAATCCCTACAATTTCTACACAGGTGTTGGGGACGATTAATGTTCTTGAAGCAGCAAGACTTTCTGGTGTAGAGAAGTTTATCTACTCCTCTACATCTGCATGTTATGGTAATCGTAATCCAATTCCCAATGTGGAAACAATGCGTGAGGACCCTCTGAATGCATATGCAATTGGAAAACTTTCTGGTGAGCAATTGGTTAAGTCATACTATTGTTTGTATGGTATGAAGACACTTGCTTTTAGATATACTAATGTGTATGGAGAACGTGCAAGGCATGTTGGAACTTATGCTCCAGCAGTAAGTAAGTTTTTGAAGATGCGTAAAGAAGGAGAGGCACTTACTATTTTTGGTGATGGACTACAAAAACGTGATTTTATTCATGTATCTGATGTTGTTAATGCCAATGCACTGATCAGTTTTATGGAGTGTGATAATTGGGGAGAAGTTTATAATATTGGTTTTGGAAAAAACTGGAGTATTCAAGAGATTGCCGACTCTATTAGTTCTGATCAAGTACATCTTTCTGGAAGACCTGGTGAGATGAGAGAAACGCTTGCCGACATTCGTAAAGCAAAAGCAGAATTAACTTGGAAACCTAAAGTAGATATTTTAGATTGGATTGGAATGCAATTATGAGATATGACCTAACTAAAGCAACATTTATTATTCCAATTCGAATAGAATCTTCTGATCGTCTCAGAAATGTTATTACCACAACAGCATTTCTTTTGGAGAATTTTGATACCAATATAATCATCAAGGAAGTAGATTCTGAATCAGTATTTGAAAAGGAAGCACTTCCAATTCTAAAAAATATTCTTGATGTTGATGTTGATGTTAATCATATTTTTGAAGACAGTGATGCACCTTTGTTTCATAGGCAAAAAGTTCTGAATGAAATGATTATGGAAGCAGATACGGAGATTGTCATTAACTATGATTGTGATGTAGTACTTCCTATTGAATCATATCAACAGGCATATGAGTCAATCCTAGATGGAACATATGATGTTGTTTATCCTTATGGTCAAGGAACATATCAATATCAAGTTCCTGCAAGTGATGAAGTAGTTTCTCACTTCTTGGAGACGGGAGATTTTGAATATTTAAATAGTAGATCTAAAAATCACACTTCTGATTTTGGTTGGGCTCAATTCTTTAATCGTCAAGTTTACATTGATGGTGGAATGGAAAATGAAAACTTCAGAGCGTATGCTCCAGAGGATAAGGAAAGATTTTACAGATTTACCACACTGGGGTATAATGTTGGTAGAATAAATGATTATGTATATCATTTAGAACACTCTAGAGGTGAAAATTCTTGGTTCAGTAATCCTCATATGGAATCTAATATGCATGAATGGGAAAAAATTCAATCTATGGATAAAAAAAATCTGGTTGAATATTATTCAAATCAAAAATATCTAACAAAATATAAAAAATGAAAATAACTATTCTTGGATCGAGTGGTCAGATTGGTGCATATCTTACTGAGTATCTTCGTGGCAAAAATCATGAGGTAACTGAGTTTGATGTTGCTCGACATCATGGAGAAGATCTGACGCAGATTCCCAATCATAATCTTGACCGTGCCATTAAGAATGCAGACTTTGTATTCTTTCTTGCCTTTGATGTAGGTGGATCACGATACCTGAAGAAGTATCAACACACCTTTGACTTCATCAATAACAACACCAGACTGATGGCAAATGTCTTTGGTCTCCTAGAGAAGTATAATAAGAGATTTGTATTCGCATCATCTCAAATGAGTAACATGAGTTATTCTCCTTATGGTGCTTGTAAGAAACTTGGAGAACTATACACTACTGCACTTAAAGGACTGACTGTTAAGTTTTGGAATGTGTATGGTATCGAAAAAGATCATGAGAAAGCACACGTCATCACTGACTTTATTCGTAGAGGATTTGAGGAAGGTGAGTTTGAGATGCTGACTGATGGTACAGAGGAGAGGCAGTTCCTTTATGCAGAGGACTGCTGTGAGGCACTAGAGATTGTGATGGAAAACTTCACGGACTTTAAATCAGAAGATCCTCTTCATATTACTTCCTTCAGTTCTACTTCTATTAAAGATATTGCCTCAATCATTCAGGGACAATTTAATTTGATTGGTAAGACAGTAAATATTAAACCTGGTCTTGCAAAAGATAGTGTGCAGATGGATAAAAGGAATGAGGCAAACACATATATTACTGGGTGGTGGTTGCCCAAAACTGGTATAGATAAAGGAATTGCAAAAGTATTTGAGGCTATGAAAGGTGATTGGATTTAATCATATTGGAACGATTGGAAGATTTGGTAATCAAATGTTTCAGTATGCAGCACTAAAAGGTATTGCTGCCAATCGTGGATTTGATTATACGATTCCACCTGAAGATCCAAGAATTCAAATTGATAACTATGGATTGCTAGAGGCATTTGAACTTACGACTAATAAAAACATTGGTTGGATTGAAAGCACTAATGTTCAACAAGAAAGATTTTTTCATTTTGATCAAGAACTCTTTGATAGTTGTTCTGATAATGTAAGTATTCATGGATTCTTTCAGTCAGAAAAATACTTTAAGCACATTGAAGAAGATGTTCGTAAAGATTTTACTTTCAAGGATAATTGGTTAGAACCTTGTAAAGAATTTCGTAGTCAGATGGGAGAAGAAGTTATCTCCCTCCACGTTCGTCGTGGTGATCCTGGTCTTGCCGATAAGAGAGGATTTAAGTGGGCATATGTTAACCTTCAGCATCAACATCCTGTGCAACCTCTTGAGTATTATGAGAAGGCACTTGCAGAGTTTGATGATAACTTGCCTGTAGTTGTATTTTCTGATTCGATTGAGTGGTGTAAAGAGCAAGAGTTCTTTCAGAATGATCGATTCATGTTCTCTGAACCAGAAGATACACACTCTGATGGTGCATTAGTTCCTTATCTTGATATGTGCTTGATGTCTTTGTGTGATCATGCTATTATTGCCAATAGTTCTATGAGTTGGTGGGGTGCATGGTTGATACAAAATCCAAACAAAAAAGTAATTGCCCCAAGTATGTGGTTTGGTTCTGACTATGCTGATAAAGACACTAAAGATTTGTATTGTGAGAATTGGAAGGTTATCTAATGGATAAAAATAAGGCACTTTATAAACTCAAAGGACTTCCTCCCATATATTATCTGAATCTGGATGAGCAACCAGAAAGAAGAGAATATATGGAAGAGCAATTTAAGTATTGGGAGATTGAGAATTATACTCGCATCTCTGCATATGATGGTAGGGACGGTAGAGACCTCGGAGACATTCTTAAAGGAAGATATCCTGATAGTATGTCTTCTGGTGAGGTTGGATGTACTACGTCACATCTGAAAGCAATGGTAGAGTTTCTTAAAACAGATGCTCCATGTGCCTTAATGATGGAAGATGATTGTGATATTTCTACTGCATCTCATTGGCCTTTTGAATGGAAAAATTTTTATGCAAAAATTCCTTATGATTATGATGTAATCCAACTTGCTGTCATTAATCCTGCATCAATTCATTTAAAAATGCATAAGAGATTTGTAAATGATTTCTCAACGGCATGTTATCTGATTACACGTCGTCATGCACAAAAGTTGATTGACCTTCATGTAAGAGGAGATAAGTATAAGATTGATAATGGAGTCAAACCAAGAGCGGTTGCCGATGATTTGATTTATAATTCTGGAAACACTTTTGCTATTCCTTTGTTCTTATATAAACTTGAGTTAGGTTCTTCCATTCATAAAGAACATATTGATGTTTTTCATAAGTCAAGTTATGAAGGTCTTTGGAATTTTTGGAAAACTCAGGCAGTTGATATTCAGGATTGGGATGCCATTTTTGATTATGATCCATATTTTAACCGATTACCTCCTGGGTTTGAGGGGAAATAGTAAGCATTTATACTGACTTCTCTTGACAAGACTTTATGTTTCCTATATAATACTGTAATGTTTCTTCACAAAACTCAAATGACTGTAACAACTGAAGACGGTGGACGCACAAACATGTGGGCTACTGAACCCCGCATGTACGTTGATCCATCCTATACTGAGACGTATGGTCTTGAGACATATGCAGAACGTGCAGAGAAACTCAATGGTCGCACGGCAATGATTGGATTTGCCGCAGCACTGGTTTCTTATGCTACGACTGGTAGTGTGTTCTTTTTTGGACTTTTCGGTTTCTGAGTACTTGACAATGCATTCAATCTTGTTTACAATGACCAGTATTGCCTTCCTTGTATTGTTGGCATACTCTGTACAAAATCTTTCTGAAACTTACTAATGACTTTTAATATTACTCTCCGCACTCCTGATGGTGCAGAAACCACTGTTGCTTGTGAGGATGATCAATACATCCTTGATGCAGCAGAAGAAGGTGGAGTTGATTTAAACTACTCTTGTCGTGCAGGTGCCTGTTCATCTTGTGCGGGTAAGATTGTATCGGGCACAGTAGATCAAAGTGATCAATCATTCTTGGATGACGATCAAATGGAAGAAGGATTTGTGCTTACTTGTGTTGCATATCCAACTTCTGATGTTATAATTGAAACTGAACAAGAAGAGAAACTGTACTGATGCACGGAAGTCTTGAACCAGAAGATCGAGTAATGGATGCTCCATCTGTTTATGAACAAGTTTCTTCTCTTGCCCAAAAATATGGGTGGGAAGAAGGTGATAACATCGTAGTTGAAATGGCAGGAACTCAAGTTTCTGGTATTGATGTCGGTGAAGTCTATAATAAAAAGTGGCAGTCACCTATTGGTACTCGTAAGTACAACAAAGAAGCATTCATTGTTATTAAAAATCTCTCAAGAGATCCTTTTGAGTCTTCTAAACCTATGGATAGAGAGCACAAACCTCAACATTCATATGAACCAGTTAGTAAAACAGATGTCTAATCCAAATCAACTCTATGATGATATGGAGAGACTAAATGCCCTATACGAAGAACTCTGCTGGGCACATGATGATGAATTAGTATTCACTCATGAAAATGGTAGAGTCATTATTTACAACAAAACACAGGAGCAAGAACAATGAACGAAAGAGCAGAACGTATTAATGGTTGGGCAGCAATGATTGGTGTCATTGCCGCAAT